GTGTTAATCTCGCCCTGCACCAGCGCCTTGACCGTGTTGTAATCCGAACTTGCGATTTCAACCGTGCCAAGCATGAAAACTATCTGCGATGGAGCGCAGGCAACGTGCCTGTCCTCTTCCTCGACATCGTTATTATCAAGGATCAGCTTTGCGGTAAGTATTTTTGTTTTCGTCATGTTGGTGCCGCCCGCGTCTACTATGTTGCCGGGGGTAAAATCAACCGGGTCCCCGCCTTCTTTTCCGGTGTATGCTGTGGCAATCATAGCCGCAAGGATGACGTCATCCATCTTCCTGCCGGCCGCATACCCACCACTTAACGAATACTTGCCTTTCGGGTCAACTATCATCGCGAGCTGGTCCTCAAGGTCAAGCAGTTTGTTGCTCACAAAGTCTCTCTTTGTAATCCTGCGCCTTTTGTGATCAGCCAGATCTGTCGGTGTATCTTGGTTCCTTGCCAACTTCTCTTCCATTTCGTCCTTGCCGAGCTGGTCGTAAAACTTAAATTCGCCGGTGAAGTTAGTATCCACTTCCACGGTGCCTCTAAGTTTAGAACCCTTCTGCTGGGCAAGGAGACGGATGTTGTCCGTATACTGTTTTACAAAAGCAGTGGTTATATCTCCCATTTTAAGTCCCTCCTGTTAAGTTAAAAATCCATTCAGTAGATTGTCCAGGAGAGACCTGGGTCTACTCTTACAGTTTTTGGGCCTCTGTAAGAGGTTGTCCCTTACCTGTCCGCGTCAGGGGCCTTCTCGGTTGTCCCTATCGCGAACTCATATATCTTCTTGGCTACTTCGAGACACGCGTCTTTCTGCATGTCTACCTTGGTGCCGCTTCGTATTGCTATCTCGGCACTCTTTAATTTTATGTTGGCTTTTTCTATTTCGCTGAGGGCCATATTATTTGCCCTCCCCGGCCGTTACAATCTGATACAGTGATGTCATCTCTTCCACAGCCTCTTTATGTAATGGACTATCGCCATTTTTATATGGGTGCGTATCGGGGGCAGCCAAAGTTTCATTTATCTTCGCCTGCGCTGCGGCTGGCGTGAGAGCGCCGAACTTGCTCTTACCGCCCGGGCCGAGTACGTCCTCGCCCATCTTATCCCCTATGTCAGACAGCATCTCCAACACCAGCGGGTTCGCCCCGAGGCCACCCTTGAAAAGCTCAAGGACCTTTTCTCCGCCGAATTTGTTTACCACCTTGTTGGCCAGGGCAAGCTTGGCGTCAAATGTCGTTCCCCACTTAGAACGCAGGGTGGTCGTCGCTTCGTTTACCGCTTTCGTGTCGGACTCGTCTTGCTGTTTCAGCACGTTCGATAGCTCGGTCATATATTTTGAGTGTAAAACTTGCGCCTTCTCGTTGCTCAATCCAAGCTCGTGGCACCACCCCTTAAACACCTTCTGCGACTCGGCGTTCGAGACGATGCTCTCATGCAGGTCTTGCGGCACCGTGAGTTGGTAGCCGTCCGCAGTGTCTGGTCTGCCTAATGCTTTGAAAAACTCATTCTTTTCCGTGTCCGAGGCGTTCGGTCCGGGTATCAACAAACCTTTCGCGCTAATCTTGCCCTGCAAACTGATATAAGAATTCGCTATATCCTCATTCGATGACTTCTCGAACTTCGACATTGATGGGTTGCCTCGCAACTCTTCAGAAAGGCTGCCGTAAAAACCCTTGCCTCCCGCTTCCTTCGCTGCGGCGAGATTTGTGTTCGCCGTGGCAATCTCTCCTTCCAATCTTGCAAATCCCTGCTCATGTGTCTCGCCTTCGTTGAGCGCAAAACCTTTGTTGTTAAACGGAAATCTTCTTGCCGCGTGGGCCGCGATTATCCTTTTCAGGGTCTTGGTTATCCACATATCAATCACCCTCTCCTCCCGGACTCTCGTCCGATTTTGCGATGCCCCTTGGGGACATCATGTTTTCGATATGAAGCAGCACCTGCCGCTTCCCTTCATTCACTAAAGTCTGTTGCGACATCTCAAACGAACGAGGTATGGTTGTGTCCCTCTTAAAACACCGGTTCTCTATGTCCTTTAGGACCATCGCGCCGGCTTCGCCGCCGAACGCCTGCATATAATACTTGCGCAGTAATTTCTCGTCTACCTCTTTGTCGGCCATCCTATCCCCATTTGTGTTGTCTTAAATGTCGGTATGCCCTGGTTATAAAGTCCCTTTATCTGCTTAAAAATATTATTAAAGGGCAACAGGTTCTTTCGGTGTCTTATTGTTGTTCTTGCTAAAGTTTCCATATAAATCTTGTAAGCCTCTTTTCTTAGTTTTTTGGTTCTTGATCCACTCATCTTATATCTCCTCTACTCTATTCTATTCTACTCTCTTCTACTCTACTCTACTCTACGTAACGAAACCGTAAACGAGTTTTGATAGTTGTGTAACATTTGTAAACACCCCCAGTTACCTACAAACCAGCACTATACACCTTTCGGTAGTCAAGACCATGTTGCATGATGGCCTTCTTCTCTTCTTTGAACCGCCCTTTTTGGTTGCCAATAAGAGACAAAAGAATGACCTGAATTTGCTTCTCCTCTGCCTCTGTGAGATCTATCTTTTTTGGCCACTGCGTAATGCTATAATCAAGCAAGGCCTCTTCCTCATAGGTCATGTGCGGCTGGTCGAATATCTTTTTAAGAGCCAACCGGTTCGTCTCCGGCAGCGAGGCAACACTTCTATTTTTGACTATTACGACTGGACTCATCTTTGCCCCAATAAAGTTCTGCCTCTTCTTCGTCTTTGTTTCAGCCGTTTCCTGCGAAAGAGGCTCTTACCGGCTCCCGAGCCATCTCTCCGACCACCGCCCGGTCCCATTCCTCTGCCCATTCCCCCTGGAGGTCCCTGTCTATTTCCGCCTGGCATTATTTTGCTCCTGTTGGTTGAAGGTTCTTATCAGCTTTACTTATCTTCTCTGTGGTCTCTGCGGCCTGCGCCATATCCGCCTGTTGCTGTGCCTTCTCGGCTGCCTCAGCATTTGCCTGTCTTATGGCCGTGACCTCATCATCACTTCTTAATCCCTCCGGATTGGCACCGTGTATGTCCCAGATGATGTTTGTGATTTTGTCGCCGTCTATCTTATCGATAACCGCGGGTATCACATTCGCCACCGCCCCGACAGTTGCGAGCGCATTCTCAAGCGACACTATCTCTGTCATTCTCTGCGCCTTGGCGAGTTGTGATATGTATATTATATCGAACTCCTTGCCCTCGATTGCCGGCGGGGGCGGAGGTAGATGCCCGTTGCGATAAAGTATGTTGAATGTCCGTATGATTATCGGATCCAAGACTTCTTGCGTGAACCGGCCAACAGCCGGTCCCAAGAGCGCCATAAGCTCGCCTATCCTGCGCTGGACCTCAGGCACCGTCATCTGCTTGGTGATCTGCGAGAAGGCCTTGAACAGCGGCACATAAAATCCTTCCTCAATTTCGGACTTGACATCCTTTATCATCTCGATGCCGATCCCTATATCGCCCTTTGTTTGCAGAAATTGCAGATCATCCGATTTTGTCTGAGGGTTCCGGTAGTTTATGCCCGATGCGTTCATATTCAGGGGCATTATAAATCCCCTGCTTGGAAGGCTCATTGGCGGGTCGACTTTCTTAAATGCTCCCCTTATCGTCACTTTCTTCTCGGCGTTTATCATCCGTATGGAAGCCAAGACATCCATCGCCGGCGAGTACCCCCAGCGCTCTCCTGTCTGCTTCCAGAAGCGTCCCGTCGCTACCGGGAACTCATGAAAGCCGCCCTCATGTATGGGGTGTTTAGACTTTATCTCCACCCACTTCGATTCAAACGGCAGGTTGAGAGAGTCTATTTTGCCGGCCACCCTCTTCTCCCTCGGTATGATCCAGTGGAGTATCTCTACTTTCTGGTCGTATTTCTTCTCTTTTATGGCCTTGGCGACTGTCTCGCCGGCGGCAGCACCCCACCGGTCGAATGCCTGCTGGACCGTGTATTCGAACTTGCGGAATATCCTGTTGACCCTGCCCTGGGCGTCCTCCTCGATGAAGGTCTCGCCTATCGGCAGCATCGTGAATCTGACTTTTGTCTTTATGTCCTCTTCCAGAAATATCGAGCCGGTCCCGAAGCACCCTGAGTCCTGCTGGAACTCCTGCATTATCCCGTCGAAGTTGGAAGTGTTGAGGGTAGAAAATATCTCGTCCTCTACGTCCTTGAGCCAGACCTTGACATCCTTACCCTCCATCAGCGCCTTGATTTTCATTCGCAACTCAAACCACTTCGCGCTCGGGTTGGTGAGGTGCGAGTGAAAGCCAGCCGCCATTATCTTGAGAGATGTGATCGCGGTGTTGTCGAATAATCTATGAAAATCCAACTGCTGGCCGGGCGACTTTTTCACCGTTACGTCGGCCTTGCGAGGGAGGCACCAGTTAGCCAGCTCTTGCCAATAGCTTGCCCAGTTGGACCGCTCTGAATCAAGTTCCTTCTGCCTTCGAATTGCTTCTTCTGGGGTCACGTCAGCACCTTTATATAATGCTTCTCAAGTTCCCTATATCCCAACCTCTTGTAATAATTGTCCAGCCTCTCGGCCATCGAGTTTCCCAATGCGACCATTATGATTGAGTGAATGCCTCGCTCCTTGCATCTCTTCTCGAGTTCTTGCAAGAGCTTCAGGCCGTACCGCCGGTAGTCCTTTGACACATACCATATCATCTCCTGAAACAACTTTGCCTTCTGTAGGGGATAGCTGATTACCTTCCCTGATATTACTCCGACGACCTTTCTGTCCATTTCAAGGACCAAGGTGTTTGAGTAGTTATCCATTATTGCATCTGCGATTTCGCTATGCTCGCAGTTCAGGCCATAATCCGCAAGAGCTTCGGCATGAAACTCTTTGATGAGCTTCACCAAATCGGTAAAGTCATCGTTCGCATACTGGCGTATTCTTACGGTCGTCGTCGCTTCCATCAGGCCCCCAGTAAAGTCTTTCGAGCTACTGTTCCCGGTTCAAGAACGCCGGCCGGGGAGGTAAGAATTGTCCGAGCCCTTCTTCTCCGCCTCTCCATGCTCGTCAGCCTTGCCCTCTCTGCCGCCTTTTCGGGAGCAGCCAGCACCTCTGCTGTTGCTTTCTTTTGGGCCTCAAGCTGCTGCTCTCTCAGCCGCTTCTGCCTCCCTGCCTCTTTCGTTCTCGCTACGCCCACTCCAGCAGCGGCACCGCCAAGCATTAATGTCCCTATTGTAAGTGCTGTTGTCGCAATGCCCATGGCATCCTCCTCAAATTACTGTCTGCATGTCCGCGGTCCTCGGCATGTTCGACAAGGGCCTCGGGTCCTGCCTCAAAAGCTCTGCCGTGTTGTCCGGTGCCGCCGTGCGCGGCAGATTTCTCTCATCTATGTTGTCTATCGGCGCCTCGCCTATCTGCTCGTGCATGGCCAAGGCATCGATGACGTCCACGAACAAACTCTTGAATCCATCTTTAGTCACTCCGTCCAGTTCCGATTCAAGTTCAGCCAGCCAAGGCGCAAACTCTGGGTGCCAGACAGTGTGCGCCGCATACCTCGGACCGAGCATCTTAACCCTCTCGAGTTTCGAGCCCTGCTTGGCATGCTCTATTTCTTTTATCGTGAAGAACTGGTTGCGCTTTGACATCTCTTTATGTATGAATGGTTGTATTACTGTTTTGTATTCGCCCTTCTCAATGCCGAACTCGCTCGGCCTCCACATCGTCACGACCTCGAACATCTGGTTTATTGTCTCAACCGAATCCCACCGGCCGTAGCGCACGTCAAAGATGAACCAGTGATTGTTCTTGTCTATGCCCTTGACGACTATCGACCGGAGGCACGATCCCGGCTGCTTCGAATATGCCGGATCAAGCGTCGCGTCCACATTGCACATCCCACGCATCTGCATGGCCAAGCCCGGCACATAATAACGCCGGTCAGCCTTCTTGAATGTCTTTGTCTCTTCACTCGTCGCAAGGCACATCTTCTCCTCAAGCCAGATGCTCAACAGTCCCTGCCTGCGAAACTGCTCCCTCTGTTTGTGGATCTCTTCCAAAGAATACATCGCCGGCCATGCGCTTGTCTCCTTGCCGTCCACTGTCTTTATGGCCGACACGCGCCGGCATTTGAATCCGAGGTCGTCCTTAGCGCTAAACAGGCGCTCAATTATGCACTTCTCGCCGAGGTTGTTGCTTATAAGAAATATCCTCGAGTATTTCCCGAGGAAATAGACATCAGACATAAACCACTTCCAGTCGCTCTCCGGGACCGCCTCGCCCTTCATCTCGTCCCTATCCTGCAGGTCGTCGGCGATGACTACCTTGGGCCGGCGCTCCTTGTGCGACAGCCCGCGTATCGATGATCCCTTGCCGTACGCCTCTATCCTGACGTTCATCTCCTCGCCGCTTGAGTCCTTGACATCCACGCTGAACACGCTTCCGGACTGCTCGCGGATCTTAACCATATTTGCCGAGACCACTCCATTCGTAGTATATTCGGTCTCTATTTCTTTTAATTTATTGTGCGCAAGGTCAGCGTTATTTTTTATGATGACGATATAGTCTCGTTTTTTGGATGGGTATGTAAGGCAGTATTGCGGGAATGCCCTGAGAACATACTGCGTCTTTGCGGATTCTCTGAATCCCTGGATGGCCTCGTTCTCCGTCTCGTTCAAAAGCATATTAGACCAGTCCAAATGGTAGGGCGCCGGAGCGACCTCATGCGTTGGATCACTCTCCAATAATAGATGCCGATAGTTGACAAGGTTCTTCTCGGCCTCGCAGTACAGTCGTTTTATCTTCGCCTGTTTGGATTCAGCCATCTATTCACCCTTTTCTTCAAACCACTCGCATGCCTCGCTTCCCGATACCTGCTTTCCATAACACTCACTTTTGAAGTTCTGACATTTACCCAAATCGCCTTTAGATATACAGCTATTACAATTACCCATTATTCTTTATCCAGTTTGTTCAACGC